AGAGCCTTCTGAGCTTTGGTCTGTAGAGCAGTGTTGTTGGGTTCTGTGCTGAGCTTGTTGATCTCAGCAGCAGTCCACCCAGCCTTCTTGAGTTTCGCAACATCAGCAGCTTGCAGAGCCACTACGCCGCCACCTGCCTCTGGATCTGTGTAGAGCCTGTGCCCTTCGGCACCTGAGTCAGATCAATGCCATACTTGGAAGCGATCCGAGAGACAGCATCAGTCAGAGCAGACTGTCGAGTAGACTCCTGAGAGCTACCGAAAGTCGACAGAGCCTGCGCCTGAGTGTCGACATTGTCATTGCGAGCCTTGTCCAGAGAACTCTTGCGGTCGCCAAAGTCCCTGAGGATATCAGCCTGAGAGTCCAGGTAGGCACCAGAGTAGATCCCGCCTCTGCCTGCGAAGTCTCCTTCGTCAGACTTGTAGGACTCTCCGTAAGCTCCCGGCCTATTCTTGTCGAACTTACCGCCAGCCTCATCCCAGCCCATGCGCCTCTTGGCATCAGTCCAACCAAAGTCATACTGATTCCGAGCTAGTCCTTGCTGAGCCTGGAAGTCTGCCTTGGCTCTTCCCAAATCTCCGACAGTGCGCTTGTAGTACTCATCTGCTTCTGCGTCCGGAATCGTGATTGACTCCATGACTGGAGCAGGAGCAGCGAAAGAAGCAGCAGAAACACCACCACCCCCACCACCGCCTCCGCCAGTACTACCTCCACCACCACCACCGGAACTCCCTCCACCGCCAGAGCTACCACCAGAGCTACCACCACCACCTGATGACTTTGTTGCTACAGGTGCGTTCTTTTGTGGACTGACGTTGTTGTTCTGTTTGGGCTTGACATCATTGTAGACAGGCTTGGGTGCAGCCTTCGGCTGAACAGGTGGAGTGTATCTCGGAACAGTGTTGGGAGTAGTGATCTGCGGAGTGTATCCGGCCTGTTTGTAGGCACTGTTGATGACACCCTGCATGATGCTTGGAGTCTTGGCAACAGGTGCAACAGTTCTCTTGGGAGTTGCCATCCCATCAGCAAGTACAGCCATCATTCACTCCTTGGATATTTCTGTCGGTTCATGCTCTGCAACTCTGCTGGCCACTGATATCCTTCTGGCAGGAACGGAGATGGATCATTGAGTAGGTTCTGTACTGCGTCCATAGCTGGACTGTTTGCAGGACCATCTCCGACAACTCCACCGGCAAGTGCTCCTGGTTCAACAAAGCCGATAGAGTCTAGATACTCCTGCTGTGCTGCACGACCATTGGCTCTAATCGCAGCAGCCTGTGCGGCATTGATAGCAGTGGCAGCAGCATCTTCGATGTCTTGGTCAGAAGGTATATGGATGTTGCCGAACTTAGGACCTGTCGGCATACCTAGACCACGAGTTCCGGGAGGAACCTCTCTCTGAACTCTGACAGCAGCAGCAGGAGCAGCAGGCTTAGCAATAGGAGTAGGAGTCTTGCTTGGAGTGAATGGCTTCTTGGCTGCCTGTGTGTACTCAAGAGATCCATACACAACAGGCTTGGGTGCATTTCTCTTGGCGTCATAAGCCTGTTTCACAGAAGGCTTGTTCACGACAGCAGTTGTCGGTGCCCAGTTCCTGCCACCGTTAGCTGACGCACTGATCTCCCTCTGCATCTTCTGCATACCAGTCTCAGGAGTCTTCAAACTCTGAGTGTATGACTGTGCATTGGTAGGAGCAGTCATCTTCGGTGCCTCAGCTAGAGCCTTGGCATGTGCAATCTCATAGGGAGTCACCATCAGACTCGCCTCCGACCCATCAGAGCCAAGAGCAACAGAATCGTTGTCTCAATGACAATGATGATGAGAACTATATCTTGCCACTGCATCACTTCACCCCCCACAGATAGTCTGAGGACATGTAGTTGCCGTTCTGTGCTGCCTGCATTCTCTTCAAGACAGCAGACTTCCGGGCATTCTGCTCTTGATCTCTCTGAGCATAGCCCTGCTGTCCTTGAGCAGACACTGGTCCTTGAGTCGCTTGATTTCGACCAGTGATCCCGTACTGTTTGTCACCAGCAGCATAGGGATTGAAGCCACCCCCGGCTTTCTTCATGCCCATCTGCGCAATCTGATTACGCCAGGGTTCCATCAGCTTGTCTCCTTGACTACAGTTTCCTTCTGCTTGATGAGAACAGTTAGATCATACACCCGGAGTGACGCATCGGCAATACCGCCATTGCCAATCACGTCAAAGACGAAAGTGAAGTAGATCTGTCGGAAGCGGACTTTCTTCATCAGTTTGATGAACTTGCGAGCATATCTGCCAAGTGTCGGCAAGATAGTTTCCAAGACAGTGATTGGAGTGTTACTTGCCCATGCTTGCTTGGCAGTGGCAGCAGCAGCCCATGTCGCATACAGAGTCTTGGCTTCTCTGTAAGTCATGTTCTTCCTGGCATTGGGAATCACCAGAGCAGCATTGAACTTTCCGGAAGTTGCGACTGCGATACCCCACCAGAAGATCACCTTGAAACTCTGAGGGGTATCGAAGTCGTAGGTCTTGGTAGTGATAGACCCCTGGAAAGTCTCTACCAGACCTCCTTGTCCGACATCATCTGTTCGTCTGATGTCCTGAAAGTAATACGCTTCTGTCGACTTCGCCTGAGAAGCTGTTGTCGTGTAGGCAGTGTCGAGTCCGACAGTGGCTGATGGAATCACTACCACTTTGGAGAACTTCCGAGTACTGACCCATGTACTCCATCGCTTGACTCTCAGAGAGTAGACGTAGAGATTCTTGAAGTATCTGATGAAGAGTCGATCACGGTGCAATGTGAGTCCGTACTGATCCTTGGCGAACAGATCCAAGTCGGAGTTCTGTTCCATGTTGATGGAAGTCGAGATACGAGTATAGGTCATCTGGAAGAGTTCATAGACAGCGTTGTCATGCAGGTTGTAGATCGTGTTGTTGTTGTAGACCACTACACAGTTGATGGCCGGAACTCCGATAGTCGCATCGACCTCGTTGAGTTCAAACTTCCTCACGTCAGACGAGAAGGTGTACTTGTGAGTTGAATGTTCCTTGAACAGTATGAGATCGTTTCCAAGCCGAACAACAGACACGAGCTTCTGACCATTGCCGGGAACAACATCAACGAAGCTACCGTCCACTCCCCAAGTAGTTCCATCAGCAACTGCTGAGTAAGACAACCTAGAAGAGTTGGCAGTGGTAGTCCCGATACCACAGGCGATGAAGATTCTGTCACGGTAGACTGCGACTGCCTCTCCGCGTGGCATTGTTGCGACTGCGGTCCAGGTAATACTTGCCGGAGTTGGAGCGTCAAAGAACCCACCGCCTCCTGCACTCTGATTCGTGGCAACTACGAACAGTCTGTTGTTATACTGGATACAGCAGACAGCATCTGTACCGTCATGGAACCCACCAGCAGCAATCTGACCTGTCGTAGTGTCAATCAGAGAGACTCGATGGATAGTCGGATGGTACGCGACAATGAACTTCCGTCCATCAGACGGGAGGTAAGTCCCGATGAAAGACCAGTTGGCCATGTCAGTAATACCAACTGTATTGAACAGATTGATCTGTGGCCGGTTGACTAGCGAACCATCTGTGTCGACCTCCATGTTGGTGAGTTCGTACAGTTCGTCATCATTGATGAACTCACCACTGCCAGATGAGTTGTGTAGCCCACCCTTGAAGGGTCCGAGTTTAGTTGCTTCTCCCGGCACTGTCTACCTCATTCGTACTCGTAGTCACTTGCGACAGGGAAGGCGCCGATCATGTTCTTCTCTGCATTGTTGGCTTCCATGAGTTTGTCCTCGAAAGCCTGCTTGTTGACTGTGTGACCTTGCCAGTCCTCGTCCAACTCATAAGCCTTGGACATGACATACTCACACACTCTGTCATAGTACCTGTCAGGAACACCAAGCAGATCAGACGACAAGGCTACCGTGTTCGGCATCCGACTGTAGTTGACCGAGACGTTCTTGGTATCTGTTGGGATGGGCCAGAGATAGATCTGATTGGCCCAGGTGTACCAGTACATCGGGAAACCCTTGGTGTTGTTGTCCACACCCAGGATGGATCTGATGCCTTCAAAACTCTGTGGCTCCAAG